TCCAATTGCTTGGCGAGGGCTGCTATGACCTTATCGAACACGCTGAGCTTGATCCCAGGGCGGCGTGCTGAAGCTCGGGCTGCTTTGTACCCGGTTAGATACGACGCAAGCATTGTGTCGCGCACAAGCGGGACGAGCGTCGACGTGAGCTTAGCGGTGTTGATGCGTTTCGGGTCACGAGCGCGCAGCGCTGCAAATGCTGATGTTCTCAACTTCATCGCCACGGCGCGGGACGCGAGTCTCCCACGGCGCGCGATTTGGTTCGCGAGCATATCGTAGCGTGTCGCTAGTGCGCTCATTCTTGTTCAACGACTGTTGGATACGTGCGCGATACGCTGTCGACGGCGAGCACGATTCGACCGGCGATGATGTCTCGAATTGTCGCGTCTGCAAGTTTGGAGTGCGGCGCGAGTTGGTGCACAGGATTGCCGTTCGCGTCCATGTCGATAATGCCGCGCGACTCGTAGAGCAACACGCCCGCCATGCGAGCATTGACGTCTATGATCGTTCGCGGCGCTGGGTCGGCGAATGGGATCGTGTACAGACTGCCACGGAGCTTGTCGTCAAGACGCTCTTTCGCTAGACACAGCGCCCAGCTGACACGGGCCTCAATCTTGAGCGCGTTTTGATCGTTGTCGAGATCAGCCCACTTCGAAACGTTCTCGGCGCCGAAGATCATCTCGATGTCTTCACGTGTGGCGTACGCTTCGCACGGTGACGTGTTACTCTGTCCGTCATTGAAAACGATTTCGCTCATGCTGTCACTGTGAAGCTGGATGGGTTAGTGAAAGTGTATCCCGGTTTGTACGCGAAGCGGTAGTACGTTCCCGCCTCTAAGTAGAATACCACTTTGCCATCCACGTCTGTCGGTGATGCGCCCGCTACAGTGTTCTCACCTGCCGAGTCGGTTGTCACCCAAACTTGAGCCCCTTGCACGGGTTGCCCAGACGACTTGATCACGAGCGTCGTCTCAATGGCTCCTGGCGATGCGCCGGTGTTCTCGATAATCTCGTCGAGTTTCGCTTCAAGGTCGCTCTCGTCCGCTGGGTCACTCGGCAAGTTATCAGTCTTTGCTTTCACCGGCGCGATAACGTTTTCAATATCAGCTAAGGCGCTTGTGCTCAACACCACCCCGCCTTCGTTCGACACATGGAGTTTGTTTCCCGGGATGGCTGGGTTGACAGCGTCCTTGGCAGCGTCATACGCGCTGGTTAAAGTCATTGCGCTTCCAACGGCTGCGGGCTGCATGGGCAGATTATCAGTCTTCACCTTTATCGCGTCTATCGTGGTTGCGTTTCCAACAGATGCGTTTCTGGCCTCGCCTAACTGCACACCGACGTCGACCGTTACGTCGTTGTCGCCGTCATACACTTGGAACGTTTTGACTACAAGGTTTTCACTCCCATCATTTGCGACGGCTGCCAGCTTTCCATTAAACTCCGTTAGCACTTGACCAGCTGTGATTGCAGTCTTAGCGGCATCGTAGTCGCCAGTGAGGGTCATCGCACTCCCGACTTGGGCTGCTGTCTTTGCTGCGTCGTAATCACTAGTGAGCGTCATAGCATCACCAGGTACCGCAACCGTCGCGGGTGTCGTGTACATCGCATCCCAGTCAGTTGGACCGGACTCGTACGAGTATTGCGACTCACCGGCAATCGAATGGTAGTACCCGCCAGCGTAAATGCTCCCGTCTGGTCGAGTCACCTTCCAAACTCCGGCACCAACATTCCATATCACCGACCACCCATCGACGCTTCCGTACGCCAATGCGTAATTATCGGATAGCTTGCAGTAGTGGCTCGCGTCGTTAGCGACCACCCAAACAGCCATTGGCTGGATGAACGGTGTGTAGGTCGGTCCAACCGTTAATTGTCCGAGCACAGTGTCGCCACTTGGCTTAGTCGGAAGGCCGTTAGCGGCGTTGGCTATCGCAGCTGGAAGAGCGGTTATCCCAAAGCGTACGCCGTCGTCTGGATTGACTGCCTTGATACGCACCTTAATACGTGTCGCCACCATTCCACTCGCACCTACGAAGTAGAACTTAACCCACTTCGCGCCTGCTGCGAACGCGGCATCGGGCGGATGAAACTCATAGTCGCCAGGCATATGCGTTGCGTCGACTTCTTTGAACCCACCACTCACAAACGTGCCGAGCGTTGTGATATTAACGAGCGACACAGCCACGGCCGCCGTGCCGTTCGACCGCTTGTAGTAGCAAGTTAGACCGGAAGTGTTGTACGCTAGACCAGTCTTGCCCGCGCCTGTCGTTGAAGCGGAGTCGGGAATGAACACGCTCTCGACGACGTTTGTTGACCCTGCGACATAGTCATTCATATTCCGATCTCCGATAAGTTAGGCATCAGCCCAGCGGCTATTGCTTGTAGCGCGCCGAAATCCTTGTAGGAAACCGCGCCGCCCGGGAGTGGTCGGCCGATGTTTCTGGCAAGCGCGCCCGCGGCTAATGAGAAGTCGCCGCCGCCAGGGTTATTGAGCGCTGATGTTAGAGAGGCGACGTCCAGTGAATTGACGTACGAATAGCCTGCATAGATTCCGCTTGTGTCGTCTACCTGGAAGCGGTTGCCTGCTGCGTTATTGTAGTACCAGTTACCGTCCCAATATGCCATTGCGGGCATCGTCGTGAAGCCTGAGATCGGCTTGGCGGATGTGAAGCTCTCAAAGATGTTGTCGCGAACCAGCCCGTGGAACGCCGTAAGTCGCACGGTTCCGTTGTTATTGTAGAATGTGTTGCCGCGAACAATCCCCATGACGCCTGTGTCGAACAGCCGATAGGCCGCTGTTCCTACAGTATTGTTGAAGATGAGTGAGTCGATGAGCTGCACGGAACCCGAGTTCACAGCGATCACCTGGAATGCCGCAGTGCCGCTATTGTTATAAAACCGGCACTCCACAAATTGGCTGCCGTTGATGGCGAGTACGCCTAAGGTTCCAGAGCAACTATAGAAGTCACAATTCAGGAATAGGCCGTATCCTGCACAAAACGCCGCGTAAGAAGTGAAGTTGTGAAATACGCAGTTACGCCATACTACACTCGCCCCGCTCGACCAGCTTATGCCAGAGGTATCCGTTGGGTAGTTGGCACTGTTACCGTCAAACTCAATGTTCTCAAAGAGAGTGCCGCCCCCCGTGATCGTAAAGAGGCTGATCGAATTGGCTCCAATCCGAAAGATCGGCCTGTTCGTCGGACTAGTCCCGTACCAGTAGTTACGTTGGCTGTAGACGGCGGCTGGTGCGGCACGATTGTCGCTGACAGCCGTTGTGATGGCGTAGGTACCAGGATCGACGCGGCACATGTTACCGACTTGTTGACCGGTCATCACTTTGGCGGGCGTCAATAGCGCGCCGCCGATGTTGATGACACCGCTGGCTGCCGCACCAGAGCAGATTGATTGCCCGGATTTGTTGGTGGCGAACGTGATGCTGACGCCAACACTGACCGATGTGATCTGGTAGAACCCGGCGTTGATGTTAGTGCCGCTAATAGCCTGGGCGATGTTGCCCACCATCGAGGCTTCCGCCGCACTCGACAGCACCGTGTTCCCGGAGCCAGACGAGGTGACACCCGTCAAGGCCCATTGCGCGGCGTCCTGTTGCGTGTAATCAGTCCCGGTCGCACCCTTCACAAAGCCGCCACCATTGGAGTCGCTGCCTGTGGTGCGGAGCTGCCAGATTGTGTTTGCAGACGATGCCATGTGAGTCTAACGTAGTTGAAACACCACGTTCCCTTTCTCGTCTTTAAACTGCATGCTCAAGTCGCTCGGCTTGATGAACGCGATAAACTCAACAACGTTGTGCGACTCGATTGCCACGATGTCCATGAACACCGGGATGCGCTCGCCTTTAACGACCATCGTCACGTCTTTTGAGAACGAGTGTTCAGTCGCGTCTGTGCTCTTCAGCATCGTAGCCGTGTCTTTCACGCCCTTGTGATGAGCGTCGAGCGACTCAGAGGCCACGAGCACATCGCAATTGCGACCGACAATGTCATTGCCGAGCCACACCCGTGCGGCACGATTCGCTTTGATGATCGTCCCGTCTTCTTGACAAAATATGAGCGGGTATTTCATCTCGCGGAGTATCGCTGAGAATCTCGCCTCGTCGAGATCGATAACACGCCGCTGTGATTGATACTCTCGATTCAGGGCGGTAAAACGCGATATGAGCAGAATGCCAATGACCGTGAGTACCACCCACATGACATAGCTTGCGATCGCAGAAGCGCGGTCATGAACGTGTGTCATGTTCATCATTAAAAGCCTTTACAACCTTGGAGACGATTCTACGTTTGATTGACTCAACTGCAAAGTCAACGATCGACCAACCGCCTGCCCCGGCCGGTATAGCGATTGCTAGAATTTTTAGAGGAGAGACGCCCGCGTCGTACAGCCATAGGGACGTCATCATTCCGCATGCAACGCTCCCTGAAATCGCCGTAAAGAAGTGTCTCCACCCGATCTTTTGTTCGCGTCGAAGCATCATCGCGAGACCGGCCAAGCTGCTCAAACCGCCTGCGTACTTGAAAACGTCTTCCGGCGGAATGTCGAAGTGCTGCATGATTGGTGATCTCGAGTTCGGTCTTCGCGCCAAAGATGGGCCAACTCCAAACGACGATGGGTGCGCACTCGCAAGCGAGACGCCCTTCTGGTTCAATATACCCGTTGTCGAGATATTCAGCCGCTACGAACTCTGAACAGCAATACGCCGCATCGTCGACGTCTGTCGACCATCCATTCCAGTGCATCAAGCGGCGCAACCAAGGCGCCGCAATGATCGCGTATTGCGTGAGCGATGGGTAGCGCATTCCAGTCCGCTCGCGCGCAAGCTTCGCGACGTCGATGCCGTTGTCGCGCAAGTACGGTTTCCAGTAGATGGGTCCGTAATACGTCTGTAAGAGATTCGAGAGGCGCACCTCGCGAATGCCAGACCCGATCGCTTCGAGCACCACGAGTTGTCGAGACTCGGGAACGCCTGGTATTTCGTCCCACACTGCGATGCCGACATGGCTCACTTCCGCGAGACGCCACGGGAGCCAACTGGGTTGCGTGCCCCAGCGGATGCAGTACGATTGAAACGATGCCTTGTCGTCTAGCAACCAGTTAGAGTGATGCGCGAACCCGATGATGTCACCGGTGCATATCGAATCACGCACATCGTAATAGTAACTCATCGTCGTCTGCGTCGAATGACACGGAAGATCCTTATGCTAATATACACAATCCCAAGGACGCTGATCGCAATGCTCATGTGTCACCTATACGAAAAAGCCCGGCGACCATGTGAGTAATCATTACTCGGTCGCCGGGCCGTCCCCCGGTCTTCCCACCGTGAAGGAAGTTTAACATCCTCGCCATCGCGCACGCAGACGGCCGAGGAAGCGTGTTCTCGTGTATGTAACGACCTGCGTCTGCACCGTCCTATTCGGTGTGCATGTCGTTACAGTTTTCGTCATCGGTGGCGGTACGTCACACTCACCGGGTTTACATTCGATAACCCCGGGTCGCATCGCGCTTGCGAGTTCGATCGGTGGTGCGTCAATTGCCGGTTGCGTGTCCGCGACGACGGTCGGTGTAAGCTCGGTAACGAAGATGATTCCTGCGTCATTCGACGCGGGCGCCGGCGCTAACGATGCGAGCATCGCCGCGAACAGCATCCCTAAAACAAAACATGACATCTTTCCCACGGTTGTCCTCCTTGCAGACTAGACAGCGAGCGTCGGCTGGAGAACGCCACATGCGTCGTCCGGTGTCGCCTTCGCTCTCGAGAGATATGAAAAGCCAGGGATGCCGAGCGAGTTCTTGTCGCCCCAGTTACCCCAGCTGTTCCAAATCAAAATGACGTACACACCTGGCGACGTCTCATCAACGTCGCAAGCGCATACTTCGTGTGACCACCAGTTATAGCCGACGGCCACGGGAATGTTCTGTAGCAAGCACGACACGAGCTGCTTGAAGTTATTCGGCGCTATCTCAAACCACTCACGCGCGATGAAGTTTTTGCGAGACTCGACGCACTTGTCGAAGTACGATCGCGAGATGGCGTTCGCCGGCCAGTCACTAACAGGTGCGACGCCGTGCAAGCGAATGTACTCAAGCGCTTCCTGGCCCCACCCGCCTTGATTCGAATAGTTCTTGATCGGCGCAGCGACCGACGCGGGCGACAAGTCGATGAACGGCAGCCCCATCTGCCGACGCATGATGCGCATGGTGTTTACCACGCCATTGCACCAGCAGTAGTTGGTACCGTTCTGATCGAGCGGAGCGAAGTTGATCAAGTCACTGATGCGACGTCGGCGCTCTTTCTGCTCTTTGATAAGTTGCGACCAGCGCGTTTCAGCGATCTCTTCGATCCCTGACGCTTCAAACGTGCTCACGTTCGGATTCGCACCGTACGCGACGCGTCTCGGTTGCTTCGATAAGAAGCGACGCTCGCCGCCAGCGACGATAGACGTTCCGTCGCCGAGCAGCTCGTGCGCGTTGTCTTCGTCGTAGACCTTAATGCCATTCCAAACGTGAGGTGTCGCTCTCATTTGTCGAATTTCTTAATAAGAGTTCGTGTCTCGCTCTCTTCAGCGGGTGCAGGTCCCGAATAACCCGCTTTACCGTTCGTAACGATGAGCCATGGAAGTGACTTGCGTTCCAATGTGAGAGCCGCTTTGACCCACGGCGTTTTTGGTTCCGTCGTTGGGTCGTTTTGATCCACTACGAAGAAGCGACCCTCACCTTTCGACTCAACCCACTTGCGAATTGACGTGTCATCGTTCGCATGCATCGCGTCCATCTGCCCCTTTGTGTACGTCGCGCGCTGGTTCACCTCTTCGACGAACATCACATGCAACCCGGTGACGTCTTTAATCACAGGCCCGTGCCCGTCGTCAATCCAAGGGAGACTCGGGTTGAAGATGAGAATGAAACACGCGACGCCGAGAGCGAGATATGCGATTGCGTTACGCATCGGTCGTGATCTCTTCGTAGTAGGCTTTACCGAGGTCGTTGGCTGCTGACAAGAGCTTCGTCATGCTGTGCTTGCGCGCGTATGTTCGAATCTCTTCGAGCGCGAGTAGCACGTCGATCGAGTCTGGTTCGACCTGTACGGGACTCGGCGTCGGGGTTGGGACGCGGCTGAGTAACTTGGCGATGAGTGCCTTGATCCACGGCAACCCTTTGAGTAAAGCAAACACGCCGAGCAACACCGCCGCGATGATCTGTTGAGCTGTCATGGGATATACTTCTTGATGGCTTTGACGATGATCGCATGCGCGATGTCTTCAATGTACGCCTCGAGCACGTCAGGAACGTACTTGGCGTTCACGTCGGTGATGCGTGTCTTCCATTCGCGCTCGAACTGCTCGAGCACGAGCGACTCAGCCGTAACGCCTTCAGACTTTGCGGCTTTCACCAGCGCGATGCCGTCTTCGACGGTTGTCACGAGTTCGCGGATGTCATATTTGCCGTCGACAAGAGCGGCGCGAACGTCATTGACTAATTGCTGGATCGCTTCCAGGGTCTTGGACATTTGCAGGGTCTCCGGGGTTGGCTACCGGAGTATACTCGACCACTGGCAAAAGTGGCAAAGAAAGCTTTTCGCGAATGGCGTTGAAGTCGACCACGCTCATTTCGTGAGCCATGCCGTCTGGGTTCTTGAAGAGCTCCATGTATAGCGAGCGCACGAACGCCTTCTCGGCGTCGACCATCGACTGCGTCTTCACTTCGACCGTGCCACGTGCAGTCGGACCCCAGTTGTACTCAAGCCAACTGTTGACGAGCTGTTCGTTGATGTCATCGTCGATTTGAGTCATCATCAACTCCATCGACATGATCGCGAAGTCAGCGTGCGCTTCGGCTTCAGCTTTCGTCCCGTAGTTGCCTTCCATGATTGCGCGCTCAGGGAAGCCGAATGAACGAGCCTTGAGCGCGTCGAGATACTTCAAGCGTTCAACGAACGACGAGCTCTGTGCGCCTTGAGCCGTGATCAGCTCGATCCTCCATGTGAGTGGCGAGTTCTCATTGAGAGAGTCGACGAACCGATCAATAGTTGTCGGTACAGCCACGGTGCCGCTTGCTTGCAGCGAGTTTAGAATCTTTTGCGCCACTTCAAAATTATCTGTGTCCGTACCCGCGACGTCCGTACGGCCTGGCGGGTAGTGAACAACCCAGTGCGCGCCGGCCATCTTCTTGTCGTAGCGTGTGGCGGCTTCGTTAGAAGTGTTCCACTGCTCGAATGGCGCCTTGGCCGTCTCCATCATCGGCTCGCCGTACCAGTCGGTGCCTTCTGCGTCGAACGACATCACCATAACGGCTTCGAGCGAGAAGTCTTCAATGCCGCCGGTGACTGGACTTTGGCGCACACCGAGCAGTTCACCCGACTCGTAGTCGACAAGAATGTCTGTGAAGTCTTGCAGCAGCGGTTTGACCCACGCGATGTCTGTATAGCCGTCTTCGCAGATGTTGTATACCTTCTCGAACGCTTGCCACCCGAAGTCGATGGCGCCGTTGAGTGCATGCCGCACGATGTCGCGGCGCTTCGGCAATAGCGTGTGCTTAAGCAGTTCAGGTGCTTCAGGCGGTGCGTCGACTTGCGGCTCGATAGACCACGGCGCGGAGACGAGCGGCGCGCGAAGCAAGCGACGCACAAACCCGATCGTCGGGTCACGACGCATCTTACGATACGTCTTGTAACTCGAACGCGGGATGCTATGCGAGAGGAAACCGTCGGGACCGACGATCACCTTCACTTGCGGCTTTGTGAATGTCTTTGCCATTATTTTCCTAATGCGCGTCGACCAGCATCACGAGCCTGTGCTGGACTGTCGTGAATGGCTGCATTGTCTTCGTTTGAAGTCCATGACGGGAATGGTCCGAACGCTGAAAGCATTTTACCATGATCACCGACAACGACGTGCCCAGCACCGCCAAGGTTCTTAACTTTGAACGACGTCGGGCCTTTCTCACCATCGTCCATGCGTTTACGAATCGCTTGTAGCTTCGCCTTCGCGGCTTCAACGCGCGACACGGCCTTTGACGTCTTCTCGGCTTGCTTTTTCGCGGCAGCTAACGCCTTCTCTACTTTGGGATCACCGCCTTTAGATTGCGGCGGCTCACCGAACGGCTTGTCGCTATTCTTAGGTTGATGGTTTACGCCAGCGTCTTTTGTGATGTCCGCGACTGGAAGACGACCAGAGATGTGACCAGTTGCGCTTTGCGCCTTTGGGTACGACGCGGTGAACCCACGACCATCGGGGTGCTCATACCCGATCGACTCGCCGGTCGAACTCTTGTAGCCGCCCGTCCTGACGAATCCCTTTGATGTCATCACTGCATGCAACTCAGATCGCGTGAGTGGTATCGACGCGATGTCTGGGCGGCTATAAACTTTCTTCGGGCTCAACCCGAGTTTGTCGGCGTGTTCAAACGTCGACATCGTATTCCCGCTCGAATACTGATTGCCATGAAACTCGTGACCCGGAAGGTCGCCGAGAACTAATGTTGGGATTGCGCGAATGATCATATCGTTACTTAGCTCCGGGTGTCGTGTACATTTCGAGAAGGGCTTCGTGATGTTTGGCAGCCGTCTCATGAGCAGCCGCCGCTGCGGCGTGGCGATGACCCGCGCCCTTCGAGTGATACTTTGCGAGCCGTTGATGTAAAGAAGCCGCTTTATCATGGAATCGCACAGCGGCGTTTTTGTCACCCTTCGCTGCAGCATCTTTTGCGGCTCTCGACGCGCGATACATGTCGCGCTTGGCGTTACTAATGCTCTTAGGCAGCGCGTTAATGTAGCCACCGCCTTCGACGCCTTCCGTGGCGCTACCTGCTTTGGTGGACGAATCATGTGCAGCGGCGCTCTTCTCAGCGATGCTGCTATGGTCGTCTTTACCGCCGCCACCACCACCCGAGTACTGATTGCCGCGGAACTTGTGACCCGGGAGGTCGCCGAGAACTAACGTTGGGATTGCGCGAATGATCATGCGTGAACCTTTGTAACGAACTCACCGAACTCGACGCGTAGAGGGAACGCCCAATAGATAAGATACCCGAGAGCATCCGTGATGTGTCCGATGTCCCCGTAATCATCAGGCTCCATCGTTCCTTCACTGAACGCGCGTGCTGTGAGGTCGGCAATGAGATGTGTGCACTTTGGACTCACTTTGAAGCGTCGCGTTCCAAGTGAATTGCACATCAGCGCATTACACGCAGCGAAGCGGTCCATGCGCGCAGGGTTTGATTTGGGATAATGTACGCGCGCGTCGATGAATCGACGATCGCTGCGTATAATGATGTAATCGCTCGACGCGGCGGCGCTCTTACGTGCGCGGCCAGTCGCATCACCAACAAAGTCCCAGCCCGCTTTGTGCGAGCCGTACTTCATGTAGAGATACGACATCGTCGACTGTGTGTTCGTGTTGCGAATGAACACCTCATCGAAGACATGAAGCTCATTATCGACGATGTGACCAACGACCCAGCACATCGGGTCGACGTTGAAGTCACTTCCAACGACAATACGCTTTGATGGGTCGTACGCGACGTTCGAGTCTACGTTTAACTGATTGTCGAATGCGTAGAAGATGAGCCCCGACGCGTCGATCCACTGCGCGCGATACTGTTCGTTGTAGTCACGATCAGTGAGATTCTCGCGAGCCCATCGAATTTGTTCTTCGGTGAGAATGTCCTCACTCATCCATGAGAACGACGCGTTGTCCGGGTCCTTGTTAGTCGCCCACTCGTCGCACGCGCGCTTGAACTCACGAGCGCCGGGTCCCACACGCTTGGGAACGCCGATACGCCAGCACCACGCTCGACGATGCGAGAATGCCGGCATCAGCACTCGATCGAAGACGCCTGGTTTCTGGTCGCACGACTCATCAACAACGCCACCGTCCCACTGCACGCCTTCAACACGCTGCGGCTTGTCCATCCCGACAACATAGAGTGTGGACCCGAACTTCGTCTCAATCTTCATCTCGCTCTCGTTGGGCTCCTTCGCGAGCCAGTCCGGCGGGACGAGCGCTTTCAGCGGCTGCCATGCGACGCGCCGAGCTTGCGCTTGCGTTGGGAGAGCATAGAAGTAGAGTGGGTTAGTCCACGCCTTGCGCACAGGCAAGAATCGAATCACACGTCGACGCGCGAGTTCAGTCTTGCCACTCCCACGCCCGGCGGCAACAGCGCAGAAGCGAGCCTTTGTGCGCCAGAGCTGCGATTGCAGCGGGTGATGCTTCAGTGGGAACCAAGCTTCTGTGAGCACAGGTGACGTAGTTCTGAATGGTGAGGCAGGTGTACCAAAAGATGAATAGCGAGACGTCGATGACGAAGCACATCACTGCGCGATCCACGTTCGATCGTGCCATATCGTGCAGAGCTTGCCATCATCTCGCTGAACCCGCAAGTACGTGAAGATGATGCCGTACTTGATGCCGTACACGACGCCGGAGTGACGGCGCTTAAAGCCCCATCGCACACGTCGGTGAATCAAATCATGAATCGAATCCATCGCGACCTCACTAGTCTGAGAACACTGAGACTTCGAGCTTAACAGCAGCGGTATCGGCTTGCGCGCGTAACGCAACAGCTGGCGTCAAGCGGCAGATGGCGTACTCGCCAGGCTCGAGGCGAATGAATGGAACGATCGCACCGCCGCTCGTCGGACCGATCTCGACGAAGTTGTCCTCATCGAGATTTCGAAAGTACGCCCACCCGGCGTTCGCGACGTCTGTCAATGCGATCGCCTCTTCACTCGTGCCGATCGAGAGAACAGCGTTGTAACCGCCAAGCGTCGCTTGATCAACAGAGATGCGCCCGGGCGTGTGTTGACGATAGAGGTACCCGTTACGAACTGTCAGGGTGCCTTGAACGCTGATCTCGCTAGCCATTATCCACCTGCTTTGTAAACTCGCGCACTTGATTCACAAACACGTCTACGTCACACCAAGACTTGTCCAGTACCTTAAGATACTCGTGCGCAGCGATCACGCGTTTGCGATCATCAAGTATCGCGCCCGGGTCGTCATTGAGATCGTAGTAGAGCGGGTAGTCACTGCCGAGATATTCGATGATCGCCGGTAAGCGCGTGACTGCGATCGGGACGTTGCGCGCGATGCATTCAATGACTGTGTTGTTCGCGCTCGCGCCGTACACGTGAGAGAGCACAACGCTTGACGCCAGCAGCGTGTCGTAGCCGGCAGCGTCGAGGTATGGAATCTCGTCGACGACATTGTGCTCTTGCTTGCGATAGCGTTCGCGCAGCCTGTTGTCGCGAGACTTGACCCAGTCGAATCTCGGTGTGGTACGTACGTACGTAACGTGCGATTTAGAATTGACACGGAACACCTTACGGACATCCCGCAGAAAGAAACCAACCTGCGCGAGCACGTCGCATTCACCACGCCACGTCTCACACTTGAGGTCGGTTGGGTGCTTGATCACTATCGTCGGCACTTGTAGCCAGCGCTTGACGTAACCCGCGAGATCTTTCGACATGCAGATAGCACCACGCAACAGCTTGCGTGACTGGCGAAAGTTGTAGCTACTTTCGAGCAGGCGCTTGACTTGCAACTGCTTGTCCATGCTGATCGGCGCAAGCACCTCACGCGGGTAGTGGAAGATGCCGACCCATGGTTCGGTGTGTGGCGTCTTCTTGCGGCGACCACCGAACGTCGCGTCCACGTAATCGTCGAGATACACGCCACAGCCGTCGCTCGCTTCGAGTAGCGCGTCATGCACAGCTGGCCACCCAAAGCGATGCACGCCTTTCGTGAACGGCGCCTCTGGTTGAACTCTCATCGTTTTGTCGCCACCAAGAAGATATCGTCGCCTCGTAGCGACGGGTCAGGGAGAACACGTAACAACTCGACTGCTTGCGACTCGCGTAGCCCACCGCGTTTCCATACGTCGCGGGTGTCAAGCGTGTCGATGTGAAACCCTAACTTGCGAACGCGCGATGAGAGATCTCTCGGCGCATACTCTCGCACATGCGGTTCATACATGTATGGGTGGTTGCCTTCGAACATCGCTTGCACCGATCGCAGCGACGTGACATTAGGCGTTGTGATGAACAGACGTCCGCCGACGCGTAACACGCGATGCGCCTCGGCGATAGCGTTGTTGAAACCTGAGTGCGTCCACGCGTCGACTGGCGACTCTTCGCGATCGCGGAGGTGCTCCACGACCTCCATCATTATGACAGCGTCGTACGCGCCGCTTGTGATTCGCCAGGCGTGACGCAAGTCGCCGCTTGTGTTCTCGATAGTTACACCAGGCAAGAACTGCCGCATCGCGCGCGTGAATACGCTCTGGCCACCGCACTCGAGCAAAGTGTGGCCCGGCTTCACGAACGATGAGATGACCGCGAGTGACTCTACGTAACGCTGGTCGTGCCATGGCTCAAACCGCTCAGGTTGTTGGCGTATCCATGTCATCACTTCCATCGGGCACCGTATCATCCATTTCTGTGACATCTTGATCGGGAGTGAGCGTTGTGCCACTCTCGCCTACTGGCATTTTGATCTTCGTACGCATCAAGCGCTCGAACATCTCGACCTTCGACTGGTCGTCGCCGAACACCTCATGCGCGAGCCGAACGATCTGATTCACGACTTGTTGCAGTGAGTGAATCGAGAACTTGTCTTTCGCTGACGCTTCAATCTTGGCGGCTGTCTCGCATGTGTCAACGACACTCTCGAGCGCGTCACGCATAAGTACAGACGCGTTGTTGATGATGTCGTCTTTGCCAAGCTCGAGCGCGGCGCCGTAAAGACGCACAGCCTGCGAGGCGGCGACACGCATCAGCGCGAGCTCCTCGTAGATTTGCAACTGCTCGTTGGGCGACGCGCCGAGTTGATCCTCGACGAGTTGCGCGACCGTTTTGGTCAGAACGTTCTGATAAAAGCGTGGCAAGTGATTCACCCTCACACCGCGCCCGAGAGCTCTGTCGCGAGCGCCACCGTGGAACTTACAAAAGCGCGAGTCCCGTAACGCGAAGTTGCGGCAAATTTTACCGGGCTTGCGCTTGAACTTCGCTTGACATCTCCGCGGATGATCCTCACTGTTAGGCCACATGCAGCACCGCCTTCGCGTTTGACAACGCTATCGCGATGTGCTTAGCGCACAGCGAGCGACTGATGCCGATGTGATTCGCAATGTCTAACACCGAGAGACCGTCAGCGAACCTTGTGTACAGGAGCCAATAATCATACTCGGAGAGCTCGCTCTCGACACGAGTAAGGAGCTCACGCATTTCCTCTTCAAAAGGCGCATCGCTCATGTCTTGACACAGCTTCGACAAGTCTTGCGTCTCGCCATGATCTTCATGCACACACCCGCGTTCGGAGCGGGCATGCACCACAGCATTACGGCGCTTGAACATGTACCAGCGCAGCGCGTTGCGGGCGTAGTTTTCAAACGGCCCTTTGCGCTCGTCGTACAGCTCGCAAATGCGAGGCATTCGGTCTGTCGCTTCGCTCATCATTTCGTCGAGGAGCTCTTGGCGGTCTTCGAATCCCTTCGTCATCTTGAGAGCCATATGACGCACACGGTCGTAATTGCTCTCAAGCCACGCGAAGCTCATCGATGAGTGCCTCCACTAGTGTTACGATACGTTCAACCCCACGACGCACGTCCCATATGGGCACATCCTCGACGTCCCACGCGCGATCATACGTATTGAGCATTGGCGCGTGCTCACGCTCACACATCACGATGACGAGATCATGTGGGTCGTTCGCAAATAACGGCACCGGGTTTCGATACTCGTGTAGCTTTGTCACGTTAAACCCGAGTGCTCGCAACTCGCGACACGCATGTGGAAACATTCCTGGGTGTCTCGCAGCGCTCTCGTGGCGTATTGCGCGTGACACTGCCGCCCACTCGTCAGGGCGCCTCACGTGCTGGTTGAACACTATCTCCGCCACTCTCGACCGATAGTGATTCGCTGTGCATAAGAAGTTTACGTATCGCATCCTTTGCGGCCTCCATGTTTAGTTCGTTTAGTCGTCCTGGGTGAGGCACGACTGTAAATTTGCCTTCACTCATTAAGAGCTGTAAGTGAGTCATCCCGAATGCATCCGCCACGTTACGTCCGACGAGCCACACGCGTTCGTAACTCGAGACGTCGACGTGCGACGCAACTTTGCGAGCCATGCGTGAGTCCCACGCGATGTCAATCGGCGCGGGTGGTAAAAGGTTTAGTGCGGCGTCGTACGTCACGCCGATCATCGGGAGCTTCTTGTCATGCCACAACGCGCCGTACATCAACGCTTGCGCAACGTACGCGAGAGGGTCACTCTCGAATAGTTGCTTGTAGCGCTTGTAGCGACGCGCGCACCAATGCATGCTGAAGCGTTCCGCGACGAGCAGTTTCATTTGCGTCTAGGCGCTTTCGTTAATCGTTGCGGGAGACCCCACTTGTTTGTGGCGGGATCGTACCTGAACATCTTCTCGAGCTCGCGAGCACGTTCATCGCGGAGCCTCTTCGCCGCTTCGCTCATGATCATGTGTGACCACCAATTCATCGCAACATCCTCGCAATCGCAATCGTGCCAACGATGACGAACCCAAGCGGCGGCATGCCCACACATATCGCCACGAGCGCGAACGCCACTATCATTTTAAGCAGAGCGCCGACCATGTTGCCTCCCATACTTTTATCAAGAGCTTTTGATAGTGAGAGCCTGTGACACGCACCTCGCAGGCGTTCTTGAAGTTAGTATAATCGATCAAGTTCATCAGTGATTCTGAGACGCGCGCCCACTTCTTGCGAGACATGAACACGCGACATGCGTAATCACCTTGTGGCGTGTCGATGATCGTCCCAGTGTTGCCGGTGCGATTGAGCAACTGGTGCAAGTGTTCTTTGTCACGCGCACGTACCACGACTCGCTTGTCGTCATCTGGGTCTTCGATCACGCTAAACATTCCAAACGTTGTGTAGATCCACATCTATCGATTCCTCATTCTACATGCGAGACAGGGAGGGTGTACGCGCGCCCCGCATGTCGGGCAGCGTTCCACACGTCTTTGGTTGAACATCTTCGAGGCGCGCACCTCGCGATGCTTCTTTACACGCACGACCGTCTGTCGACTTGTGTCGCACATCCGCGCTATCTCGCTGTTTGTGAAGCGATCTTCGTCGAGCAGTTGTATGATTCGCGTTCGAGTCGTTGGGTCGATCATCTTTAAGGTCCTATCTGCCGAGCACACGATAAACATAGCGCTTCGCCTGTCGCGAGGTCGACGACCCACATACGGCTTTTGAGTTTCACCTTGCCACACACCGGACACACGCGATCGGCTGGGAGTGCCTCGAGTCGCAAGCGCTTGTCGCGTTGTGCTGGCGTTTCAGCATCATTTGCGAATCCCGCCTCCAACCGTCGCGCTCTCGCGTCGTATGAGCGAGGCCTTGGGTTTTCCAATCGTTCAATGTCACGCAACGTTCGAGCTAGTGCTCTCAACCGCGCGCGCTCTTTTCTCTTCGAGTTGTCGTAGTTTCTGTTCATGTTGAGTGATCCGGCTCGCGAGAACCCTGACGAAAGCTGATGCACGAATTCCCTGCCTGAGACTTCCTGTTTTTGTTATCCTTCATATTACACGTGTAATTCCTATATAATATAATATCCTCTTTTCAAAAACCCGGAATACTACTACTATTATATAGAACTCCTTCGTTGTTCAGACTTTCAGCCAACTAATTCGTGCACCGGGTTTCGTCAGGGTTCTCGCGAGCTATTTTAGTGGATTTCTCATTGCCAACAAGACCTGGTGGGTTCGCCATGCAGAGTCCAATCGTCGCTCGAGTCTTTCACACTCGTCGCTCGTGAGTTTAGTCCCGAGCTTGAACAGTTCACGTGCGAGAGCTCGACGAAGTTTAACGCACATCCCGCCAACGATGACGATACACCAGTGCTCATCAACAAGCCGTGCGGCATGCATTTCACCAGTTGGACCCTCGCAGCGATACCATGTCACTCTCCAGCCTCGCTTTCCATGTGCTTGATCGCCGCGTCGGCGAGATGCTCTTGCAGTCCAATTTTGGCAAAGTGCATCAACGCCAATAGGTCCGCTCGCGGAACATCGACCTCTGCCTGTTCGTTCGGGAACCACGACCGCCATCGCGGCAAGTTTCGTTCGACTGTTTCGATCAGCCGTTCCGCCGCAGCTTTGAGTTGTTCGCTCATCGGTCACTCGCCTTTCTTGCGTACCACGCAATTCGGATTGATGTCGGTCGTGTATCGTAGTAACTCCTTCTCCGCCACTTCGGCGCTGGCGAGTGCGGCGTCTCGCTCGGCAATGAGTTTCTTGGCAAGCTCAACAACTGAGTCGTGAGTACCAAGCACGCACTGTAGCTGCCTGTGCTGACTGCTGTAGTGAGCTTGCTCCGAGCGCAATCGCTCTAATTCAATCTGATCGTCATCAAACGTGTCACTATAGCATTTGAGGCTGTTACGCAGCGCAATCAGTTCGTCGGCGGCAGCACAGCAGAGATTTGCCATCGACTCGCAGTCGACCTCTTTCATCGCGGACCCAAGGCTTTTTAGTCGTTCGGTGTCAACGCTCAATTCTTCACTTGCTTTCGGCTCAAAATACTCGTAATTGGTCGTGTAGTGCCTAAGTCCGTGTTGGTCGATGCACACATTTGTGGTTTCGATGCTTGCAATTTGAAACGGATATGGGAGTACTCCAGGTCTGTCGGGAAGATTTCCGCCAGTGAGCCAGTCGCCAACGTACACTTGACGATGATGGATGTCCTCGCAATAAGGGTCGATTGTTGTTGGCTCTGGTTCGTAGGTCTTCTCGAAGATGTCAGGCTTGCATGGATAGAACTCGCCGTTCACGCCTTCGATTATCCAGTCGCCAAGACGTGCGGTCATCACGCCTTCGAGCGTCCGAATCTCCAATGCCGGTTCGCCTTCAACGAACACGGCACCGGCGTCATGGTTCAGCCACCGCATCACGCGGTCCTTGGCGTCGTTGGTAAATTGCATCGCCTCAATCACGACTGGCTTTTTACGAAACTTCATCGCTTACTCGCCTTTCTTGATAAATAGCTTCCGCCGCAATGAACTGGGCACAATCGCCTCGTTCGCCTCGATTACGTCAAAGTCTGTAACACTGTGGTGCAGCCGGTGCTTTGATCGCACCATTCGTACCTCATTGCCTTCCTGCCACTCGATCCAGCACCCGCGATCTGACTCGTGCCACGATGCGGTCCTAGCATCCAGATAGCCGCCGATGTCGCAGGCAATGAACCGATTTCTCTGGCGGTCAAAATCCCAGCACACAAACCACCTCATGATGACTCCGTTAGGATGCACCTGCTCGTTGAGTTCGATAATGTCGCACGCTCCGATTTGTGATTCCGTGCCCGAATACGCAAGTAACAAAACCAGCAGGATCATGCGTTGCCTCATCTTTGGTTTAATGGTCCGAGTTACGCCACGCAAAACGATACT